TTACATAAGAAGTTATCTGGGCGGTAATGATTACAAAAATGGTTATTACTTACACAGATACATTTTAGAAACTCCAGAAGAATATGATGCTAGAATAAGGCATACACCAGTAGACAATCATTGTAAAAATGTTGTGCAGATTTACAGTAGCTTTTTATGGAGAATACCACCTACAAGAGATTATGGCGATTTAGATGGTGATTTACAGCTACAGTCATTTTTAGTTGATGCTGACCTAGATGGTAGAAACTTTAATACTGTAATGAGAGAAGTGCAGGTAAATGCTAGTATTTATGGTAATTGTTGGGTAATTGTAGATAAACCTCAATCAAATGCTAAGACAAGAGCCGAAGAATTAGCTCAAGACATAAGACCATATGTTTCAATATATACACCAGAAAACATAGTTAATTGGAATTATAAGAGGTCTGCTAGTGGTAGATTTTATTTAGATTTGTTAGTTGTGATTGAGGATGTTAATTCCCAAAGAGCAATAATTAAAGTTTTCACAGAAGAAACTATATCAACATATGAGTTTGAAGATTATGCTGAAGAAAATTCCAACACAGAACCTAAACTTTTAGATGAAATACCTAATCCTTTAGGTGTTATACCTGCTGTTAATGTTTATAATTTAAAAGGCAATAAAAGACCTATTGGTATAAGTGACTTAGCTGACGTAGCTTATTTACAGCAATCAATCTATAATGATTACTCAGAAAAAGAACAATTAATTAGATTAGCCAATCACCCTAGCTTAGTTAAGACACCTAATGTTGAAGCTAGTGCAGGTGCAGGAGCTATAATAGAAATACCAGAAGATTTAGATGCAAGCCTAAAACCTTATATTATTCAACCTAGTGGGCAAAACTTAGAAAGTATAATGAAGTGCATACAATCTAAAATTGATGCCATTAATAGAATTACACATATGGGTTCAGTAAGAGCAACAGAAAGTAAAGTTAATACTGGAATAGCATTAAGGACAGAATTTCAGCTTTTAAATGCTAGGTTATCAGAAAAAGCAGATTATTTAGAAAATGCTGAAGAACAAATTTGGGCATTATTTGCTAAATGGCAAGATAAGCAATGGAATGGGTCTATTAACTACCCAGACTCATTTGACATTAGGGATTGGGCAGATGACTTAAATTTCTTACAAATGGCTAAAGCATCTGGTATTAAGTCAGAAATATTTAATAAAGAATTAGACAAGCAGATAGCAGAATCTGTTATATCTGATGATGAAGCTATTAAGGCAATAAAAGAAGAAATAGATACTAGGAGAAGTGCTAGAGGATTATTTGAAACAACTGGCTTAGAGGAGCAAGGGTAAATCTGGTACATTCGATAAAGATATAATTTTAAGAGCTAGTAAAAGAAAGAGGAAAAAGAAATGACTTTTGCAAGTTTAAATAATGCACCTTTTGGTCTAGGGTTACAGCAAGGTCTTGTAAATAGATTTAGTGGAATACATAAGTTTGGTTTAAATACTGCTGTTGGTAGTTCTTTTGAAACTATTTGGGATGGAAATAACCTTTATACATATCCAAGTTCAGCAGGAACAGCCACCGCCACTTCAAGCGATACAGCATCTGATAATACTGGAACAGTAGAGATACAAGGCTTAGATGAGAATTATGATTTGGCTTCAGAGGTTTTAACAATAGGTGGAAGTGCAGGAACTACTACATTTAGCAGGGTTTTTAGAGCCTTTATGAAGACTGCTAATACTGGTAATGCTAATGTTGGAACAATAACAATTACAGTTTCTACAGTTGGGGTAGCTCAAATACAAGCAGGATATGGGCAAACCTTAATGTGTGTTTATACAGTTCCTAGAAATTATGTTGCTTATCTTATGCAAATAGATGTAGGAAGCTCAAAAGATTTAGAAAATGAAATAAGGTTTATAACAAAAGAAATATCTAATGGTAATGTTTGGAACACAAAAGCATTTGTTACAACTAGAGGTGGATTTATAGAAAAAAATTATCTTGTTCCAGTAAAGATAGAAGAAAAAACAGATATTGAGTTACAGGGCAAAGCTAGTGCAACTTCTGCTATTTCCGCAGGGTTTGAGCTAATTCTGCAAGATAAAAATGAATGATTTTAAATTATGCCCTAAATGTAAATCTCATGCTCCAGAAACGGAATTAAAAGATGTTTTTAAGTGTGTTGTTTGTGGTTTAATAATTAACGAAAGATTAGACGATAGGAAAGAAGATGGCGAAGTATAGAGGTAGAGAAGTAAAACTAAACAAACCTTTTAGGCTATCTACTGCTGAATCTAAACGTAAAAAGTTCGGTGTATATGTTAAAAACAAAGCTACTGGTAATGTTAAGAAAGTTACTTTTGGTGCTAGAGGTATGTCTATTAAGAAGAATATACCAGCCAGACAAAAATCTTTTCTAGCTCGTATGGGTGGTGTTTTAAAAGAGGTAAAAGGGCAAAAGACGTTAAGCCCTGCATACTGGTCTATAAGGGCATGGAAAAAAGACTTTCCATTATAATAAATGTCCAGAATATTAGAAAAATTAGCTGACCAACATGAAGAAAGAATGATTAATGTCTTATATAGGTTAGAAGAAGACGTTATTAGGGAAGTTTCAAGAGCCACAAAAGGTCAATTAGTTTCACAAAGATTGGCTATACAATTACAACCAAGAATAAGAAATATAATTGAATCTACATTTTTAAATGAAGCTGATTTAATTATTAATGAAGAATACAATAAGATTGCCAAAGTTGTGTTAGATACGTTTGGCGAAATGCCTATACCCAATAAATTTAAAAGTTTAACAGAAGTTGACCTTGCTACAATAAATGCACTTAAAACCCAATCATTTAGTGGCTTTGAAGATATAGCCGAAAGATTTTTAAAAGTTATTAATGATGAAGTTTACCAAAGCACAATAGCAGGTAGACCTTTTGAGGATATGGTTAAGAACATAAGACAGCATATTAATGGGGTTTATCAAAAGTCTAATAGTCGTGAGATAAATGAATTAGTTGATTTTATTAACGAGAATAAATTTGATGAAAGTAAAAGAGTAGCAGTAGAAGAAGCTGTTAAAAAATTACAAACTCAATATGCCACAGATAGGGCAGGGAATAACCTAAGAAGATATGCAGGGCAAATAGCTCATGACTCAGTTATGCAGTTTCATGGACAATTTACAGTTTCTAAGGCTAAAGAAGCGGGATTAACTCATTATAGGTATACTGGCACTCTAGTTAGGGATAGTAGACCTTTCTGTCAGAGTATGCTAAATAGGGTATTAACCGAAACTGAAATTCGGGATATTTGGAACAATCAAGGTTGGGGTGGAAAATCTACTGGTGACCCTTTTATAGTTCGAGGTGGATATAGATGCCGACATACTTGGATTCCAACAGACCCAGAGTGGGATATATAGGAGACTTAAATGGAAGAAAACAAAGTAGAACAGACTACTGAAACAGTTGAAGAACAGCCAACAGAAGAAAATCTTACTGCTCAAGGCTTTACTCAAGAACAGGTCACAGAGATTGTAAAGAAACGATTGGCACAGGAAAGAAGCCAAATGTATAAAAAATTAGGTGTAGAAGATTTAGATATAGCTGTTAATGCTGTTAAGACACAAAGGGAATTAGAGGAAAAACAAAAAATTCAGAAAGGTGAATTTGAAGAAATCCTAAAGAATAAAACCCAAGAATGGCACAAAGAAAGGTCAAACTTGGAAAGCCAATTAAAAGATATTAAGATAAATAAATCATTATTATCTTCAGCATCTAAGAATAAAGCTATTAATCCAGACCAAGTTGTAAGCCTTTTACAGCCACAAATTAAGCTAAATGAAAGTGGAAATGTAGAAATACTTGATTCTAAGGGATTACCACGCTATAATTCAAATGGGGAACTCTTTACTACTGACGAGTTGGTGCAAGAGTTTTTAACACAGAACCCGCACTTTGTTGGTGCTACTCCTAGTGGCTCTGGCTCTGTGTCAAATGTGGATAGGACTGAACTCAATAAACCTTTAAATTTGAGTGATTTAGATATGACTAATCCTAATGATAGGAAGAAGTATGCTGAATACAGAAAGCAACGTGACTCCCAATCAAGAAGAATAGTTATTAACAATTAATTGCTATATATTTATAGGAGAAAAAGATGGCAAACGAAACAACCTCAACCACCATTTCGGAACTATATACCGAAATAGTCGCTGAAGCATTATTTGTGGCAAGCGAACAGTCAATTATGAGAAATCTTGTTAGAAACTACACTATTGTAGGCGGTGGTAAGTCAGTAGAAGTACCGATTTACGGAACAGTATCTGCAAGTGCAGTAGCTGAAGCAACAGATTTATCTAACACAGCAGTAAACCCAACATCAGTAACTATAACAGCTTCTGAAGTAGGTATCATGACAACACTAACAGACCTAGCTAGAAACTCAGCATCAAGAAATGTTGCAGGGGATATTGGTAGGTTATTTGGTGAAGCCATAGCTAGAAAGATGGATGCTGATTTATCTGGATTGTTTACAGGGTTCTCAACAGAAAAAGGACCTGGAGCAGGTGCTGAACTAACAATACAAGATTTATTTGAGGCAGGTACAGAGCTTAGAACAGCTAACGCACCTGGACCTTACTATGGTGTATTTCACCCAAAGCAAATCTTTAACGTTAAAAAGGCTTTAACAAACACTTTTGCAGGAACAGCTAATATACCAGATTTAGGTAACGAAGCTATGAGAGCAGGTTTTGTTGGTCAAATAGCAGGTATACAGATATTTGAAAGCTCAAACATTTCTGTAGATGGTTCTGATGATTCTATTGGTGGTGTATTCTCACAAGACGCTTTAGGGGTTGCTATGATGCAAGACCTTAAAATTGAGTCACAAAGAGATGCTTCACTAAGAGCAGATGAAATCGTAGCCACAGCAGTTTATGGAGTTGGAGAACTTCATGACAGCTACGGAGTTAAGTTAACAGCAGATAGCTTAGCAAACTAATTTAACTAGGGAGGGAAACCTCCCTTTTTATCTATGGGGTTAAAATGGAAACTGTTAAATTAATTAATAAAAATGGCGAGATTATTGAAAGATTGAAGATACAATATGAGCCTAATGTAAAGATTTGGACTGAAAGAGGTTGGTCACTATATGATGGTAAACCTAAAGCAGAGCC